AGGTGACGTGAGCCCGGCGGGCTTGCCCCCCGAAGATGGCCCGTAAAAACGTAGCGTTATCTACTTGCATGGCGCTCTCCGGCTAAACTAGCTCAGCAAATCTTTCGCCGAGAGAGGCCATCAGATTTTCATCAAGGTTGCTGATGGTTTTTATCTCTCGAAACAGGGCAACTTTTTGTTTTTCGGTGAGGTCGTACACCTCGTTCACTCGCAAGGCCATTCGAGCGGATAACGGGGCGCCTTTACACACGCGGTGTAGGTATCCTTGGTCGTGTCCTAGTCGCTTGGCAGCAACTCGATACGAGTCCCCACTGGCCTCAATTATTTTCTGTAATGCGGTCATCTTGCTCTCCTGATTAAAGGGGCCCGTGAAATCGGACCCCCTACTCTACTCTCCCGTTGCTCGCCGGTCAATGCCCTTCAGATTTTCCGGCGATCTCTTCCTGCGTGAGACGAGTGCACTTCCCGCATCGGGCATCGGGCGCCAACCAATGGACTTCTTTGTCACACCCGTAACACTTCCTCGTGGCGGGCACCCCTCTCCGGATATGGCTCCCCATCAACTGCAAGTAGACGTCGAGTCCCAGCGAGCACCCACGAACCCGGTCTTTTTCTTCGGACCAGAACTCTGAGAATTTCAAGAGGAACTCTTCCTTCTCCGCCTCCTCTGCGTCGGCAAGCGCTTTTCTCTCTGCTTCTTTAACCACGTGCTCTAGTAGGTGAAGAGACACCGCTTCCTCTACTCCTTTCCGGTGGTGGTCCACCCCCGAAGTAGACAGCACCACTATAGGGCCTCCCCATTTGCTAAAGAAACTGAAAGGGAGGAGCTCTTCCCCGTCGATTATCAGGGCCTTCCGCGCCCTTCCCAGTTGGGCGTTGATGGGTTGCGCTCGGAGCCAACTTTCTCTCCGGCCTTCGTCCACCAGCCATCTGCTGCTGTGAACTGTGCACAGTCCTGTCGGGTTCTCGAACTCTCCGGCGAGGAAGAGAAACCGGCGGACCACTTCCGTTGCTCTTCGATATTCCCCGAACGTACTCCCATGCTCGACGTACAGGACTGCGGTTTCCTTCGTTTCGTACGCTCTTTTTAGGAAGGCTCGGAGGACTCCATTTTTCACGGACCCTTTGGTAATCACGGCTTTAGTTATCATTGGTTTTCTCCTTGCAAGTAATCTCATCAGTGACACCCCAGCGTCGCGCGCACGTAACGCAGTAAACCTCATCGCCTTCCTCGACGTGACGGCACGTCGGGCCTCCTAGGCTCTGCTTGCGTATGAACTCTATGTACCCCTGCGGCAAGCGGGTGGACGCGCGGAACACCGTGCCATAATTGCCGTCGTACCCCACCCGTACCCGTACCGCGCTTTGGATCTTCAGATTGATGCGGGCGGCGAGGAAGGCAGAGGCCTCCATCACTGCGTCTTCTATCTTCCGGAAGGACCCGATGGAATGCCACCGGTCGCTTCCTAGCTCGGCCCACTGCATGATCACTTTAACCATCTCAGTTCTCCTTCTTCACCCGCGCGGTGCACGTCACTTTTGTCAGATTGCCCTTGCGGTCGTGGAATGTTTCGGTGACCGCTCCGTTCGCATCGAGGCAAACCCTCGCGACTCGGATGGCGTCGCTTCTCTCGGCGGCTGGGAGCTCAGAATTTCCCTTCCCAGTCTCTGTAGTCATAACGCCCGCCCATGCTTCTTCCAATAGGCCTACCTTGTCGCGGATGCCACCCGCGAGGGCGACCCCGATTGCTATCGAGGCCACGGCTATAAAAATAAACCCTATCAATGCTCTCATCCTTCTTCTCCTACTACCCGTGGCCCGTGCTCATCGAACGCGGGATCAAGGTAGGTCTGTGCCTCTAGGCACCGTTCGTCCACTAGGGTCTGAGCGTCTTCTTTTGTGGGGGCGAGAAGCACTTCTCCCTCGGTGAAATCTGGGTACCAGCTCGCTGCCTTCTCGGGCTTCCCTGCCGTGACCTTGAATGTTCTCAAAACATTCCGTTCGATAGTGATCAGCGCCCGCCAGTCAGGAGTCCCTAGGCTTTTGGCCTTCTCATAGTCCACCGCTCGAACGTCCCACCCGTTCCGGCGCGCCCGATTCGATTCCACGATAGCCTTGTTCGCGACCTCGTAGCGCGTCGCGCCCGTCAAGATTATGGTTGCTTCTTTCATTACGCCCATGGCCAGTCCCTCATCTCTCTTGCTACTGTGGGGTTTACGCGGCGGCCTTGCCTCCGCAGTGTCTGTGTGTATTTTTTCGATGCCGGATCCGCCCACATGTTATATGCCACTTGCTGGATCAGCGCATAGGTCACCGATGCAATGCTGCAGCGCTGGAACCGTGGGTCATCCTTCGTTGCGATCGCGGACATTTGCAGATTCACCGCGCTTGGTCTTCCGTTCGGGGTCAAAAACCCCACGGACACCTCGATCATCGGGCCCTCCACGTCGAACGCCTTGCTTCCTCGATCCAAGTGCGGCATGGTCGCGCCCTCCGGTACCAGTCCGCCGCGATCCACTACTCTGAACTCAGGGGCTTGGGCAAACGTGGGCATCAGGTGAGGCTTGGCGTGCAGCGGGGCCTCCCCATATTCCCAAGAGCCGGTGTTGGCGTCGTACGCTATCCGGCGACACGACTTGAGGGTGTATCCCCCTTCAAACTCCTCCACATACCACCCGAAAAATGAAAACACTTCGTTGATTATGCGCGCGTTCTCTTCCCGCATTTCCTCATCCACGCCTACTCCGGCATGAACGTGAACTCCATTCTTCCGCATGATGATCTCACCGTACGATCTCAGCTGAACGTCGCCGTCGATGTTGGCAACGATCAGCGGCCCGCGAACGAGGGTGTCCCCGTCCACAAACGCCAGCGCGATCTTCCGCAGTACGCGGGCGTTGACTCTTCCCGTTTCAGTGGACTGTGCATTCATTGGTCTCTCCTTCGCCTAACTCTTCTCGTAATTCTCCGATCGCGATCGCTTCCCCGCGAATGTCCACGCGGGTCTCACTCACGTCGATCTCTAGCTGTTCCTCGATTCCTGAAATTACTCTCAACAGCGCGACGGTCATCGAGAACCCCGCGTATGTTGTGTGGTCCACTTTTGCCGTGAGCTCCTCGACCCGCTTCGCCAGCGCGGTCTCGCGCTTCTCTGCCTCGCCTTCCGCCGCGCGCCATGCTGCCTTTGCTGCGGTGTACATCAGGCGCGTATCCTGTGATGCTGGGAATTTGGCAAAGTATTCCTCTGCCCACTTATCGAAATTCATTGTTATGTCTCCACTTATTCTTGCTGCGGGCCGCCACTATGTGGCACCTTGACCTCCTTGTCAACGTCCTTCAGTGACTACCCAGTCACCATTAAGAAAACCATGGTCAGTGCGACCGCGACCAACGCCGCAGTGCTTGCCCATAGGCCTCGCTTCAATGACCGCGCGAGCTGCCGGCTCTCTTCCTCCAAAATCCCAGCGGCCCAATCGAGGTCACCAAGGGTGGGGGTGTAGTCCTTGCGTGCGTTCGCCGCCATTCTCAGATAGTCCCGAACGCCGTCGTCGAACTGTTTTGAGCTCTCACTATCGTGCCCCATGCCTCCCAACAAGGACTCAAGTCGATCGGCCTCAGCGCGCCGGTGAGATGCGCTTGCGAGCACGATAACCGCGTGCGCGATCCCCCGTTCGTAGTCTAACTTTCTGCCCTTCCTAGTTATGTTTTTCATCAGGTTTTTCTCCTTATTTTTGATTAAAAAATAGCCTAGAATCCCTCGGGTGCCTCGTCGAATCCTAGCTTTTGCACAGCCCACGTGGTCACCTCTCGGGTATCCATCGCCGTGCTTGGCCCAAAGGAATCAGCACAGATACAGAACTCAGGGGAATGCGGGCCCTTGTTCACCCAAAACTGGCCATATATCACGGGGACCCAAGCCCTGTTTTTGTCGTCATAGCGTACGGTCAGCACCGTGCCTATTTTGGGTAGCCGGCGCACGGGGATCATTTCATTCAACGCCAAGGCCGCCGCCGCTTCTTTTACGTCGGCCTCCTTGGTGCTCGCCGTGTAGTGGTCCGGCAGTATCCGCGTCACCTCGACACCGCCGTACCATGATGGGGGACCTTCCCCCGCCCATGAAAACCTAGCTATCCAAGCATCGCCCGCACGTTCCGTGCGCACCTCCACACCATGGAATGCCGCCGCCTCCAACGCGGTAAGCCCGCTGAGCTTTGCGTGTTCCTTCGATCCGAACCTTAGCGTTTTTTCGTTTAATAGCATCATAGCCTTTCACCTCTTAGTCTAAATATCGCGGACCCGCCCACAGAATGGTAAATAATATCCGCGCCCAATAGACTCGCGCCTTCCGAACGCAGCCGTTCCACGTGCGATGCCGCTTGCGATATTAGTGAACCTAGGCTTTCGCCTTCGATTGCTTTTTGTTGCCCTAGTGCGGGCCCCTCAGGGCCCACGGGCGTAATGATGGCTAGCATATCGTTCCCCTTACTCGCCGTTTTCTTTTGGTGCCAGTTGGCGTGCTACTTGCCCGCGTACCGGCACCGCTTCAAAGTGAATTGAACAGCAGTATTCTGTTACGTCGTCCAATAGTGTTTGGAGGCCGGCAAGGTCCAACGGCGCGTGAATTACTTTGCCCGCGCCATCGGCCAGCGCGTCGGCCAGCGTGTCATAGTTGCTAGTGTTATAAATGATGAAAGTATTCATAGCCTTATCCTTAATTAAATGTAGGTGTTTTCGGGTGCGCTAAGGTCCCGCGCAAAACCGATGGCCAGCGGGTTGCGCTTGGTTGCCATGGCTTCGTTGAAGTACAGGGCGAAGCCGGACCACCCGAACACCGCCGCGCGTCGTGTCGCCTCAGTGCGCGCTTGTGTCACGGGCTTTCGACCGTCGACCCGCAGAACGTGGGCAACGTCGCCGCGTTCCCATCGCCCGTTGTTATATTCCAGCGGCCACACAACATACGCGCGGGCGCCGCGTGAGGGTCTGAAGGTGCTTACTGTTTTCATGGTCTTACCTCTTATGGTTGTTTGCTTACTGCAGCGCGCTCAGGGGAACGCGCTGAGGTAAACATTACACCGGTACCAAGTTGGGGTATTCGTCTTTATAGAACGCCCTCACCGCCTTCAATGCCGCTTCTTCTGGTAGGCGCTCCATGGCCTCAAGGTGTATGCGCTCCACCGCTTTGCTGGTGAGGCGCTTGGGAACGTCGCCGCCCAGCGCGACGCTTTGCGCAAGGTCCTCGCCCACAGCATGGCGGTGGGTTTCGTGCCCGCCTTCAGCGTCCACCACATGGTATGCGGTGACCGTGTGGCGCATGAATGACCCGCTATGGTGTTTCGAGGTGCGAGCGGTGAGCACTAGCACCGCACGGTCACCGCCTTCTTGTTTGAATTTTAAGGTGCTCTCGGCGCTCCAAGGGCTTGTGGGCGTGGAGCGTCGAATGCGAGTTATATACTTGCTCATGGTGTTACTCCTGTTGGTTTAATGGCTTGAATGAGAACGTGTCGCCGTACGTGTCTGCGAGTGTTACGCGAACTTCTATGACCGTCTCGAACGGTGTCCCTTCAAACAATGGCTCGCCCTTGCGAACGGTCATAGCGTTATGGCTTACACCGGTGAGGCCCTTAACCAACGCGTTGATTCTACTGGCCGTGGTGCGCGTGGGGTACCCCGCGTGCCATACCCTCAGGGCGCCGCGATGCTTGTCGCCCCGCCAAGTTACGTACTCTGCGATAAGGTGACCGAATAGCCTTACCGATGCCACGCCGTTGGCGTGGGTGACTTCAGTGTTCCCTAGGTTTGCGTCATGGCCACCTAGCACCGCGCCAATTGCCTTCTGCTCGATCTTATTCATGATCTTATTCCTTTTGGTTTTCGTTGAACGTGAGCCCACTATGGGGCCCGTTGACTTGGTTGTCAACACTTTTTTGCATTATAGCTCACGGTACGCTTGTCAGTGCCCGTTGCGTTCGGGAACTCTAAGATGTATTCCCCCATGTTTTCGTCAAAAATGTTAGCCGCTGCGCTGCGCTGCAATTTAAGATCCTGTGAAGTCATTCGAATTACTTCAATTATACTTGGCGCCTCAACATAGTATGCCGCGCGGGGCATTGGCCATTGCTTGCCGTGCACGGGGTTGAAGGAACACGGCGTAACACGGAACACGCGCGGGCGGCCAAGCGTGATCGTTTCGCCCAAAAGGTCGGGGAATCCATTATAACTACTGGTGGCTTGCACCAATTCCAAGATGCTTTGCCCTTTGCTGAGCTGCGGTAGCACCGTGTGGTTAATCCATGCCGTGATCTTATACTTTGCTTCTGCGACGCCCACGGCCTCTTTGAATTTTAGCCAAAATAGGCGCTTGCTTACTCTTCCCGTTGGGGTTGCGATGGTGGCCACGATGGTAAACGCGCCGGCGGCACCTAGGTACGGATTGCTTTTGTTGAACAGAGCGCTTTCACGGCGTGAAACGATAGTTAGTGTTTTCATGATCTTATTCCTTTTGGTTTTCGTTGAACGTGGGCCCACTATGGGGCCCGTTGACTTGGTTGTCAACACTTATTTTACTACCGGATAAAAAACTCTAAGTTGAACGTGCCCCACTTGTGAGCTTTCGGGCCCACCAATGCACCGCGCTTGCCGTTGTACGCCGCGACCGCTTCTTGCTCGCACAGCACGCTTAAACGCATTAGCACGGCGTCGGTAGGCATTGTGTCTACTCTCACTACCAAGGTGGGCTCGGTGGCGCTGTGTTCTATCTTAAATGCGCGGGCGGGGTGCTTTACTTTATTAAGCGCGGATAACACGCGGCCTATGCTTATGGTGCCGCCGGCGGGGCGAGCTAGGCCTACATTTATTGTTGCCATGATCTTAATCCTTATGGTTTTCGTTGAATGTGGGCCCACTATAAGGCCCGTTGACTTGGTTGTCAACATGTTACGCGAATCCATGTAAGTAATAGGCATTACACGGGAACGGGGCACAGATCCGTGCAAATGTGGCCACGTTTTTCACCGTGTGGCCAGCCGGTGGCCAGAGTTTTGGCTTGGCTCAATTCTGAGTCACGGAATAAACTTAACAAGATCAAAGGCTTAGGTGCTATAGGGAAAGGCTATCGGTTTTCGTGACCACAGGTTGGCCACAAGTCTGACCGGCTGAGAGCCTGATTATACGGGGCGTTGGAGCAATAGTCAGTTAGATTAGTAGTAATATTATAGTAATAGTATATTTGTTTATATGTATGTATGTATGCAAATGCCCAGAAACCTTGCGAGCCGGAAAATGACCTGAGCCGTGCCACCTTTTTGGTGAGGCCGCATGTACTGGGCTTCTTAGCCGGTCAGACCTGTGGCCAACCCGTGGCCAAGTGTGACCACAGTCTGACCACTGACCACAGAACACGAACACGGGAACGAGTTTGCACGGTTACGCGACACGGGAACGTGTAAACCCAGATCCGTGACACGGGAACGTGTAGGGCCTAGGTACATAAACACGGGAACGTGTAAGGCCGCGAACGATAGGACAACGCGTCGCATTCGGTGGGGGAAGCGACGGCGCAAGGAACGTAAGCCATGGATTCATAAGGGGATATGGACGGCCCACGGCCCCCTCGGCCCACGTATAATGCGGGGCACGGGGCACGGGGCCACCAAGCGCGCGGGCCTAAGTCCTTGATTCTGCTGGGCTTTTGCCACCGGTTCTGGGGGCGCCGAGAGGCCGCCGTGGGATGAACCGGCGATTCCGCTGGGGGTTTCAGAAACGGCGCGGGGGGACCGGGGGCCGTAGGTTCGAGGGGGGCCTAGGGAGGAGGGGTAGCCCTATACAATTTTCCCCAGAACCCAAAATCAGTTGTGCCACACCCCTCAACGAGCCAAGCCCTTGTGTACCCCTGAACGTGTGAGCAAACTGAGAATCGTCCCCAAAAATTTCTCGGCATCAAAAATATTTCGGATACCCAGAAACGTGCTATACTCGCGGAAATCTAACTACACACTTTGGTGAGAACAGCTGTGAGCGTTAAAGATTACGTATCAATCCCCGAGCTCCGGAACCTGAACATTGGGCAGGCGGCGTTCGTGATCGAGTACACCAAGGACTTCAACCCCGGGCTGGCTGCGGAACGGTGTGGCCTAGACGTGGCACATGGGCAGCGGCTGGTGGGGCAGGTGGACGTCAAGCGGGCCATCAACTTGGTACTGCAACGTCGGATGGCGACGTCGGACATTACGGCCGAGTGGTTGCTGTACGAGATGGTGGACAACCATAAGCTGGCACGGCAGGCGGGCAACCTATCGGCGAGCAACAAGGCGTTGGAGTTGATCGGCAAGATGGCCGTGGTCGACGCCTTCGCGGCGGACAAGATCGAGCTGAAAGTAGGCGAGGAACTCGCGGAGAGGCTGATCCGAGGCCGGGAGCGGGCGAGGCTCAGGAACTCAGGCGCGGTGATCGAGGCGGAGTTTGAAGAGGAAGAGTCCGAGACCGAGATTACTTTTTTGTGAGGCGAAAGAATGGAACCTAAGGACCTAGAAGAGATCGAACAGGAGCTGCAGCGTCGGTGCGCCATGTACTATGACGACCCCGTGGCGTGGGCGTACTGGGCGTTTGACTGGGGGCACGGCGAGCTGGCGGGCATTGACGGGCTGGATCCGTGGCAAGAGGAAGAACTCCGAGCACTGGGCGAGGCGATCAAGGACCGGGCGTTCAACGGCGTAGACCCCGTGGTGCCGATTCGATCTGCGGTGTCTTCGGGGCACGGGATCGGGAAGTCGGCGCTGGTGGCGATCGTGATCTTGTACATCATGTCCACGCGTCCCCACGCCAAGGGCACGGTGACGGCGAACACCGGGGACCAGTTGCGGACCAAGACATGGGGTGAATTGGCGAAGTGGAAGAACCGGTGCCTCGTGGGGCATTGGTTTGAGTTGAACTCAGGTAAGGGGTCCTTGAGCTTGTACCACCCCGCGTACAGTGAGACGTGGCGGGTGGATGCGGTGACTTGTCGAGAAGAGAACTCGGAAGCCTTCGCAGGGCAGCACAACATGAACTCCACCTCGTTCTATATTTTTGACGAGGCGTCGGCGGTGCCGGACGTGATCTGGGAAGTTGCCGAAGGGGGCCTGACGGATGGTGAGCCCATGTTCTTTGCGTTCGGGAACCCGACGCGGAACACGGGGGAGTTTAAGAAAAAGTTTGGCGATTCCCGCTGGCGGACGAAACAGGTCGACAGCCGGACTGTGCGGTGGACCAACAAGGTCTTGTTGCAGGAATGGGCGGACGTCCACGGTGAGGACAGTGACTTCTTCCGGGTACGTGTTCGGGGAGTATTCCCGAGAGCGTCGGACATGCAATACTTCCCCACCGATGTGGTGGTGGCCGCGAGGACGCGGCCGGTGGCCCGGAGTCTCCGGGGGGAGCCGATCATCTGCGGCCTTGACTACGCACGCGGTGGGTCGGATAAGTGCGTCATCCAATTCCGACGAGGAAGGGATGCGAGGACTTTCGACCGATATGAGATCCCCGCAGAGAAGAGCCGGGACTCGATGAAGGTGGCTGCGCTGGTTGCTACCGCGCTGGACCGACACCGGCCGGACATTAGCTTTGGGGACGTGGGCTCGATGGGAGGGCCGATCAATGACCGCCTGAGGCAGTTGGGATACAACGTGGTGGATGTCGGATTCGGCCACCGAGCCGAAGAGGACTCTAAATACGCGGACCGCACGGCGGAGATGAGCGCTCGACTGTTGGAGTGGCTTCAGTCAGGGGGTGCGATGCCTGACGTCGAGGAGCTGGAAGAGGACCTCACAAACAGAGAGTTTACTTTCGACAGCAAGGACCGTCTGCTGATGGAAAGCAAGAAGCAAATGAAGGCGAGGATCGGGCGTTCCCCTGACGACATGGACGCGCTGCTACTGACGTTCGCGTCCAGAACGGCCGTGAACCTATTGAAACTGAACGCGGAGGAGGAGGAAGACCTCTTCCCTACTGCGGGGAAACCTGCTAAAGTCACGCGATATGAGCCTTTCTGATTGAGGAAGAATAAATGTGTACACCTAAGCCCAGCGTAGAAGTGCCAGAACCACCCCCGCTCCCACCTGAGGCACCTCGATTGCCTGACCAGACGCCCATTCAAGGGCAGAGACGGGAAGCCATGGGGACTCTATTAACTGGCCCTGTGGGTGGTGCGGCATCTAGAACCTTGCTAGGAAGCGCGCGATGAAGCGACACGATGTGGACTTGAGAAAACTAGAGAGAAGAGTGGTCTCCCTTGAGAAGGGCAGAGACACGTACCTCTCTACGTGGAAGGATCTCACCGAGAACTTCCTAGTCCACCGTGGAAGATATGATCTCGGCGACGTCAACGACGGCAAGCGACGAGACAATAAGATATTTAACAACACCCCGATTCTAGCACTGCGAGTTTTGACAGCGGGGCTAATGTCAGGGATCACCTCTCCCGCCCGGGAGTGGTTCCGCCTCTCCTCAGGGGACGTGGAGATGGACAAAGAGGCCGAGGTACAGCAGTGGCTGTTCACGTGCACCCAGATCATGTACCGGGTGTTCTCGATCTCTAACCTCTACAACAGCCTTCAGACAGCCTACGGTGAGCTAGGCAACTTCGGGACGTGCGCGATGGGCGTCTTCGAGGACGACGAGAACTTCATTCGATTCGAGACGCAGACAGCAGGGCAGTACGCCCTAGGCGAAGGCAAGCGAGAGCTGCCCGAGGCATTCTGCCTGCGAAGAAAGAAGTCGGTGGCTTCCTTGGTGAAAGACTATGGGCTTGAGAACTGCCCTCAGACGGTCAAGAACCTATGGAAGAACGGCGGCGAAAACGACATGGTGGAAGTGCTCTACTTAGTAGAACCCAACGACGACCGGAACGACGAGAGCCCCTTCTCATGGGACTTCCCCTTCCGTGCGGTCACGTGGGTCGCAGGGGCGTCGAAGAGAGACGGCGCGCTGCGAGTGTCAGGCCACCAGACTTTCCCCTTCCTTACCCCTCGGTGGGAGTTATCCCCCGGGGACTTATACGGCACGAACTCCCCGGGCCTCACGGCCTTGGGGGATGCCAAAGGATTGCAAGTAGCAGAGCGAGACATCTTGGTCGCAACCGACCGACTCGCGGACCCGAGCTACGTTGCCTCCACGGCCTTGCGCAGACAGCTAGGGGACAACGCTCCCGAGCCGGGGAGAATTTACTACGCGGAGAACCCCAAAGAGGACCTGTCCCCGCTCTTGCCAAATTACAACCCCTCACTTCAGCACATGGAAAACTCAGTCGCCAGATCGGAGCACAGAATCCGAGAGGCGTTTTACGTTGACCTGTTCCGAGCGATGGACGCAATCGGAGAACGATCCGGTGTGACCGCACGAGAGGTGGTGGAGAGACACGAAGAGAAGCTGCTGCAGATCGGCCCTGTGCTAGAGAGAGTGCACAACGAGCTGCTAGACCCGCTGATCTCTCGAAGCTTTGAGATCATGCAGAGACAAGGCCTGCTGCCCGACGCACCTGAAATGCTGCAAGGGCAAGAGTTGCGGGTCGAGTATGTCTCTGCTCTGGCCCAAGCCCAACGCATGGTGGGCCTGCGGAACATCGAACGCATGGTCGGGTTCGCAGGGCAAATCGCCCAGTTCGACCCCTCGGTCATTCATTACATCGACGGACCCAGAGTCCTCCGGGAGTACGGAAAGATTTCCGGTGCGGACCCAGATCTTCTGCGAGCGGAGGAGGAAGTGCAAGAGATTCTCGAAGCGCAGCGTGAGGAAGCGCAGCGACAAGAGATGGCGGAGCACGGAGCCCAAAGCGCCAAAGACTTGGCCTCGGCGGCGAAGATGGCCAGCGAGACGGAGACGGGGGGGTCTGAAGGAAGCATGTTGTCCCGCGCAATGCAGGCGGGCGGGGTAGGTTTGTAATGTCAAGGACCATGAACGAGATCGTGCGAGACCTGATGAGGACTGCCTTAGGCAGAGAGTTCGTGAGGGCGCTGGCGGAAGTCTGCGGCACTCACACCGAAACATTTACAAAATGCGAGCGTAGTGATACATTCGCGAGAGGGAGAAAGTCCGTGGGCGTCGCGATTGAGACGATGGCCCGAGAAGAGAACTTCGACCTCTACATCCTGTCCCTGAAAGAAGAGAGGGACGAGAACGCAAACGCAGCGAAAGGTGATAGATATGAAAGTTTCTGAGAACACTTGGGAAGACCCCTACCTCTTCGAGGAAGAAGAAGAGGAAGAGGAAGTTGACGACGGCGACGGCGGCGATGGCGGCGATGGCGGCGATGGCGGCGATGGCGGCGAAGGCGATGGCGGCGATGGCGATGGCGGCGATGGCGGCGATGGCGGCGAAGGCGAGGGCGGCGATGGCGGCGATGGCGAAGGCGAAGCTGCGACCCTAGAAAACATCACCCTCCCTGAGAACTTAGAGATCTCGGAAGAGGACTGGAACGCAGTGTCTGAAGTATTCAAAGGAGCAGGCACCACCCTCACAAAAGATGTTGCTCAAAAATTAGTAGACTTGGAGGCGAGTCGACTAGAACGATTCTCCTCCGAGCAGGCGAAGGCGCACGAAGAACGAGTGAAGTCGTGGGCGGAAGACACCAAGAAAGACAAAGAGATAGGCGGGGCGAAGTTTGATGAGAACTTGGCGGCCGCCGAACAGGCAGTAAAAGCTCTAGCAACACCGGAGCTTAAGGAGCTGCTGGACAATACCGGGCTGGGCAACCACCCCGAGATGGTCCGGCTGTTCGTGAAACTCTCGCCCCTAGTTCGAGAGGATCAAGGCCTCAGCACAGGAGGAACACGCGGGGGTGAAAGCAAGTCTCGTGCAGACCTTCTGTACGGAGACACCACCAAATAGGTCATCAAGAGACCTAAAGACGGAGAAGAAACATGGCCATTATTGGACATAGATTCCCAGACCTACTGGACCTGTACAAGTCGACTGACGGGGGCGGAGAGTGGCAAGCGATTATGGAAATGCTAGCCCAAGAAGCTCCTGAACTCAGCGATGCGTTATGGATCGAATGTAACCAAGGGAAAACTCATTTAACCACGGTGCGTACCGGTCTGCCCGAAGTAGCATGGGGTCGACTGTACAAGGGCATCCCGAACAGCAAATCAAGCCGAGCTCAGGTAACTGACGCGACTGGTTTCTGTGAAGGCCGCTCTACCGTAGATGCTCGACTGATTGACGAGTTGTCTGACGGCAAAGGTCCTCAGCTCCGATTGTCAGAGGCCGAAGGCTTCTTGCAGTCCATGAGTCAAGAGATCAGCGGTAAGATTTTCTACGGTAACGACGTCGAAAATCCAGACCAGTTCATGGGTTTGGCGCCTCGATTCTCGGACCTGAACGCGCCGAACGGCAGTCAGATTGTGGACGCCGGTGGTACCAACGACACCAACACGTCGATCTGGTTCACCACATGGGGTGACAATCAGACCTCCCTGATCTATCCGAAAGGTACCCGAGCGGGCTTGATCCGCGAAGACCACGGCAAGCAGCGAGTAGAAGATGCAGAAGGCAACGCCTACTACGCGTACGAAGAAACTTTCCGCCAGCACATCGGTGTGTCGGTCCGCGACTGGCGCTATAACGCGCGTATCGCGAACATCGACATCGACGACGTGAAGGCTGGTACCGTTGACCTGTACGGCTTGATGCGCAAGGCCTACTACCGCTTGCAGAACCGACGCAACCAGAGCGGCAACATCAACATCTACTTGAACCGTGACATGCTGGAAGCGCTGGACGCTTTGGCGACCAACTCGGGTAACAGCGACAACTTTGTGCGATTAACTCGCAAGGAAGTTGAAGGCGAAGAGATCCTGACCTACCGTGGCATCCCGCTGCGCGAGACGGATGCGCTGATCAACACCGAGGAGACCGTGGCCTAAGCCACGATTTCCTCCCATTTAGGAGAAAAACGATGATTTTATCTCAAGAGTCTCTGTTCAGCGATGCGCAAGAACTGTCCTCCGGCTCGACTACCTCAACGAACATTATTCGTTTAGTGAAGCGAGCCCAGCCAGTTCTCTCTGCAGCTCCGTTCTTCGGCGACATCGGCAAAGGAAACCCTGTACCTTTACTGGTGCAGGTGGTGGAAGACTTCTCAGGTACAGGCGACCTGACAGTCAACATCGAAACCGGAAGCTCTGATGCACTGGGCACTGTGGTAGCATCCGTGACCATTCCCGAAGCGGATTTGGTGGCAGGCTATCGAAGCGCGATTCAGTTCCTCCCTGAAGGCATTACCGAAGAGTACCTAGGCTTGACCTATACGACCGATAACGAAGGGAAGGTAACCGCAGGCATCGTAGGCGGACGTCAGACGAACGGCTCCGGCTTCTAGTACAGGGGGCGAGAGCTCCCTTTGCCTTTACTTCAAGGAGAAGACTGATGGCACGTTACGTAGTTAAACCCGGGCACAAGGCGTTCATCGACGGCGCATTGCGATCTGAAGGGTATGAGTTTGTCCGTGAGAAAGCGTACAAAAAAGTACCTGAGCATTTAGGCGTGGTGACTGCCAAGCCCAAGGCGAAAGCCCCTAAAGCGAAAGCCCCTAAGGCTGACGCAGGAAAAGCAGGTGCCCCTGTGAACTTCATGAGCGACGATGACGAAACTCAAGACATCGCGACCTCAGGCAAGACGGTGCAACTGTAATGAGCAAGATCGAGATCTGGAACTTGGCGCTCGGGCATCTGAGAGCGGGCTCAATCCAGTCGGAACTAGAGCGGTCCGCCGCGCGGGAGTATTGCGAGCTGTACTATCCAGCTTGCAAGAGCTCTCTGCTATCGGAAGGACCATGGGGTTTTGCTACGACGAAAGTCGCACTAGCCTCTCGCTCTGAAGTCCCGGCAGGATGGCCCAACGCTTTCGTGCTGCCCGAAGGCCATCTCCGGATCTGGTCTGTTCACCCTCACCATGGGGGAGCATTTGACAGCGACCGGGGGAACCACTTCGAGTTGAGGTACAACGTCAGTGAAGGGACCACCGATCTTGTCACAGAGATCCCCAACCCAGTAGCAAGAATCACGATGTTGGTGAGCGACGAAGTCCTCCCCCAACACATTGTGATTGCATTATCCCATCTTCTTGCGGCAAACTTATCCGTACCATTAGCCGGTGCAGCCGCAGGGACTAGATTCCAAAAAGAGCAAATGGAGTGGTACGAGAGAGCTCTCGCAGCCGCTCACGCGATTGACTCCACAGATAAGCGGCTGCCCCAAAGCGAGAGTAGATATGTTCTTGCGAGGAGATAAAAATGCCCGACGTCATTCGCAACAATTTCACGAGCGGAGAACTTGACCCCTCGCTCCACCACAGGCCTGAGCTAGAGCAGTATCAATCCGGCGCAAGGCTCCTGACGAACTTCATCGTAAAGCCCCAAGGCGGCCTCTCTAAGAGACGAGGCACCCGTGTGCTCGGAGAGAGCCCGGACATCCTAGTACCATTCATCTTCGACGAGAACGAAAACTACATCGTAGGCATCGCCTCCGGCGGCGCCGTTCGCGTGACCACGATCGGAGGAGAGGCGGCCATCATGGAGGGTGAGACAGGCTTGGGAGTTTCCGGCCTGAGCCCGTTGGACATCGACTACGCGCAGAACGCAGACGTGTTGGTGATCGCCACAGGAAAGGCGGCCCCTTCTTTCTTGAAGAGAGTATCGAAAAGCCCCTTGAAGTTCGAGCTTGAGCGGGCGGTGTTCGGGCCGAAGAATAAGCCCCCTGTCATCCGAACGGGGGGATCAGAGAATGTTACCTACTTAGGCAGACGGAATGTCGGGGCCCCTCCCGGAGGGACCTCGCAGTACGTAGGTAGGCTGGAAGTGAGTTTCCCGAAGCCAACCTCGTCCCCCCGACCCGTATTCAAAGACGGGGATGAGGTCACCGTGTGGGGGTTTTGGGGGGAAGACGAGGTCACCAATAAAATCTCCGGGAGTCCGGAGCTCAAAGAGGCGCAAGCCCCCGATGAATACACTGGCGCGAAACTGTATCGTTCGGTGGTGTACGAGGTCATTCTCTCAGGATCCTCAGACCCGTTTGGGAGCCTCCCGTACCCCCCTTCGATGGCCAAGGGATACTTGCGAGGAGGAGGCAAGACCACTGGATCCGCCACCAGCGATAAGGACGTCACAAACAGCTACGTGGTGACTTCAGTGATTGACGGAGAAGAGACCTACCCCTCGGCTCCCGTGGACGTAGATTCAAAAGCACTGGACTCCGCGTATGGAGTCAGGCTGTCGTGGACGCTACAGGAAGACCCGGTCGACGGAGGGGAGCTGTCTCACTACCGGGTATACAAAGAGACCCCCTACGGGTCCGGCCACTACGGGTGGATAGGCGACGCCTCGTCCAACTCATTCAATGATTTCAACTTGGCGGGAGTCACCTCCGACACCCCTCCTCATGACTTCTTCGAGCCCGAAAAACCAAGAGCCACTGCGTTCTACCAGCAGAGATTAGTTTACGGAGGCGACGAAGGAAGCCCCTTGGCGTTGACCGCCACGGCGACCGGATCGTTCACGGACGTGACGCACCGCCGCCCTGCAGGAGAAGCGGACGCGTTCCGCCTCGGCATCTCAGCATCGAGGTTCGACCGGGTGCAGCACCTAGAGACCGCCGATACGTTGGTGATCCTCTCTGCTGGCGGCGTGTGGCGGTCCACGGAAGGGGAGTCAGAGAAGTTCACGCCGGAGACTACCACCGTGCGGAAAATCAGCGCGTTCGGATCGGACGAAGTAAAGCCGGTTCACGTAGGATCTTCGGTGGTGTACTCACAGGCAGGAACCTCAAAGATCAGGGACCTCTTCGCCCCAAGCAGTCCTCAAGGAGAGAACACGGACCTCACGATCTTGTGCCCCCATCTGTTTGTAGGCAAGAAGATCATGCAGCTCTCTTACTCCGAGAACCCCGTCCCGACGGTCTGGGCGGTGGTGGCCCATCGAGAGCCCAACGATAACTTCCTGACCAACCCGAGAGAGCTGTACGCGATGACGTACGACAGAGAGCAAGGGGTCAATGCGTGGTCTAGGGTAGACTTCGGCGAGAGCAAGACCGTCGCATATAAGCACTACCAATCTACGGTGGTGGGGGCGACACGGAACGACAGATACGTCCTTACGATGCAAAGAGAGATCCGGGGCGTCACGGTGCTGCCCTCTCCGCAAGGGGACCGGGTAGTGTTCTCATTGAAGTGGTCTCTTAGAAGGGCCCAATACGCGTGGTTCGAGGGGCAGAGAGATCCCACAGGGGACGGTTCAGGAGGGAACGTCGTCGAGACGAAAACCATCCTAGAAGAACTAGAGCCCGACAGGAACTCAACCTTGGACTTCAGCGCGAGGATGGATGGGACTCCCACCAACTCCCGCATCGGGAGACTCGGGAGTGATGGCGGTTTTTGGTGGGAGCTATTCCAAGACATCATGGACCAGTACACCCAACTGCCCACGCCCTCCGGCGGGACATTGGTGGACTTCGTGAGGCCCGAAGGGAGCTTTGTAGGGATCACAAGGGAGGGGATCGAAGTCCCTCTCATGAAGGTCGAGGAAGAAAGTTCGGGGAACCACCGACTCCACTTCGGGGAGGAGGACAAATTGTCATACATCTCGGAAGGGACCTCGACAGCTGGCGGAGGGGGGAACGCGTTCGCCTTCGACAAGAACAGTTATGTGGGGATGAAATTCCCGGCACGAGTGGAGTTGCTCCCCGTCGCAGGCGCAGAGACCCCACACCGAGCCCTCAAGTCAGTAAACAGAGTCACCCTGTGGGTGAAGGACACAGTCACTCCGCTACACGTAGGGCAGCTGTTCCTGAACCAACACGGCACCGGACCCAACACTCCTGACGTGCCTTGGGATGCGCTTACCAAATCGTTCATCACGGTGGTGCCCGGCGAAGAGCTGTGGGAGGTGAAGGACCGGAACGTGGAGGATGCGTACGGAGGCCCTCACCCTATGACTGGCGCCCTCGAAGCGGAAGTGATAGGGCAGTGGGACACCAACGCCTCGGTGGTAGTAGAGCACCGGGGGAGCCGAACGTGTGAGATTTTAGCGGTGGAGTACGACGTCGATGCTTAGGTATGTAAGCCCTTCGCGGGAGAAAGTGCAGAGAATCATCGACGACATGAGGGAAGGGGACGTCGAAGAGCTGGCGGCCGGCGGCTGGGCTCCTGAGGACCTCCACCAGTTCGTGCAGGGGGCGCGGGTCTGTGTGATCGCAGAAGTGAACCGGGTCCCGTGTGCGATCTTTGGAGTCACGAAAACCGGCACTCTGCTGAACCCTAGGTACTCCCCGTGGATGCTCGGTGCAACAGAGTTGCACAAACACCCAAGACACCTGTTGTCTGAATCTAAGAAGATAGTCTATACTGTCCTGAATGAGTTTGAGGAACTAGAGAACTGGGTGTACGAGGGAAGCGAGAGCAGCGTCAGATGGCTGACGTGGCTAGGGTTCACGATAGAAGCCCCGGTGCCAGTAGGGCCTGAAGGCCAGAAGTTCCACAAATTTTGGATTAAGAAAGAGGGTTAGATATGTGCGGACCAATTGCGGCAGCGGCAGCGGTGGGCGTGGGCATGTTTGGTTTGAATGTTCACATGGGAGAGCAGCAGGCGAAAGCGGAAAACGCCACCGCGCGATATAACGCAAGGCTCCAAGAGATTGAGTCTCGAAAGACAGAGAACAAAGGGGTCTTCGAGGAGAACAAGTTCCGGGCAGAATTGCAGGATCGAATCTCCTCACAGAGGGCGCAGCTGGCAGGGGCAGGGTTCGACGTGAACTTCGGCTCCGGCCTTGCGCTCCAAGAAGACCAGTTGGCCGCCGGGCAGGCGGACGCGTTGATGATCCGACAGAACTACATGGATCAGTCGGAGGCCCTGCAAATGGCAGCCCAGAACACACTTCTCACTGGTAGAAATAACGCGAGACTTGCGAGACTACGAGGCGTTACCGGCGGGATTTCTGCAGGACTAGGCGCCGCGACAGGGGTAGCCTCCTTGTTCTAAGAGGAAATACAATGGCACTTAAAGTTCAGCGACACACCGTATCCCCCGAGGTAGCCCGCCAGCAGGGCTTTCAGACTCCAAACGTAGGTGCGCAGGAGATCACGAGTGCGGCATCTTCAATAGTTGGGTCAGGGACTGACCTTGCCCGCATGGCTCAAGAAGCGAGCGCGGAGTCCGCCCTCGCGAACGCCGATGCTGCGGTGAGAGAACTCCTATTCAACCCTGAGACCGGGTACTACCACTCCCAAGGCGAGGCAGCATACAAAAGTCTCGACGTTACCAAAGAGCGCATCACAGGCATTCAGCAGGCATACGGCAGAGAACTCTCGGGAGCTTCCCGGAAGGCGTACGAGAGAGCCGTGGCGAAGAAGAACCAAGACCACTTTAGCCGAGTCGACACTCACGGGGTGAAAGGCCTCAGGGTGTGGAGAGAGACCACAACCAAAGCCTTGGTGGACAACCAGACCACATGGGCCTACCACAACTTTAACCTTCTCGACGAGCAGGTAGGGCACGAGAACTTCCTCGCGGGACGAGGCCAGTTAGTGTCTCTGCTGGAAGAGCAAGGGGTGGATGACCCTGAGGAAGTCAAGCGCCGTCTGCGCGGGTACGACTCTGAGTTCTTTTCCAACGCCATCACCGGGGCCTTGAACCAAGGGTATGGCCCTGCGAAAGAAGTGTTCGACAAGCACGGCGATAAGATCCAAGACAAAGACATCCGGGAAAAAGTGCTGAGAGACCTTTCGCTCGCGAAGAAGCGGGAGGAGGAGATGGTGAATAGCGCGAACGCCACCGCCCTCGCTCACCAGTTAGTACAGAGATTCGACAGTCAGGCTGACATCCTCGACTACATCGTAGGGATGCCGGACAAAGACCTCGCGGCCCGTGTGACGCCTGAGGTCCTGAAACTCCACAACGCGTACAAGAACGCCCGAGAGGAGGCGTCTCTCGACTCCCTAGAGATCGCAGATCAATACTTCCGGGAGGACCCCAACGCCTCCCTTGGTGAGTTCATCGCTAACTTCCCGGACCAGTGGGACTCTCTGACGGAGAGCCAGAAACAAGACGTCCGCACGCGAAAGGTGACGTCGACGGACTGGACGGAGTACAACCGTTACCTCGCGATGGGCGACGGTTTGGTGAACATTGAAGTAGACGAGCTGACTCGGAACCTCGCGATCCCTGAGCGCAAGAAAATCATGGACCTGCGCCGGAAGATCATGGAAGACAAAGGAATCCTCCCCGGCTCCCGAAGAGACCCGGAAGGCATCACAGTAGAGCCCGGGATCAGTGTCTCCAACGCTCGCTACACTCAGCAGCGGGTAGAGACGATCCTAGGGCCCTCAGCTAACTGGGGTCGAGCCACGAAAGAGAAGGCGTCCGAACTCCACCGGATCATCCAAGAAGAGACCCGGGCGGCAGCGATGGGCAAGCCGGGCAACCGACTCTCCTCTCAGGAGTACATGACGATCGTGGATGACATCACTGCCCGGCACCGCCTCGGAGAGCGTACTTGGTTCGGGTACGGGGCCCCCCAAGAGCACAACATAGGACAGCTTTCGCCCGAAGAGGTCAAGAACAATACGGAGTGGCTCCGCGACAATGACCTCCCTGTAAACAGCCGGACGATTCTCGCGATGTCGCAGCGAGGAGGGGCACAGTCGGAGCAACTGAACAATCCCAACAGCAGACTGTACCAAGGGCTTGCGCACATTCTGAAGGAAAGAGGTTTGGTGGTATCCCCACGAAACCTCCAACTACTTTATCTGACCCTAGAAACTTTACCTGAGTAACTTATATGTTTGAGAACTTGGACACCACGGGCGTAAATTGGGACCTCTTCGACGAAGAAGAAAGTCCCCAAGAAGATGGCTTGCTCCTTGAAGAAGAGCAAACGGTAGGGGATCCCCTTGAGATGGCCCCCGAAACTTTAGAGCCCAATGTGCCTCCCGAGAAGGAGATCGTCGACGGCCTTGAGGACATGACCCGGGCCGCCGCAACGAAGGACGTCGACGAGTATTCCCGACTGCTGGACTTGAGCAGACGCACGGGCGTTCCTCCGGGAGCGTTTGAAAGAGACCCCGCTCTCGCTCGCCAGTTTGAGGCAGCATCCGAGGAAGAGGTTCTCGCAGCGCATTCCCTAGCCACTCACCACCCCGAAACTGCAAGGCTCCTCGCGAATAACCCGGACCTAGGGATCCCCGCGTTCGGCGAGTACGGCGTCATCAACTCCATTGGTGAGACATTCCGAGGCCTTGGAAGAGAGATCGGCTACATGGTCGACCAGCGAAACATTGGCCTCCGCCTCTCCCAGTGGAGAGAACACGAGTTCTTGGATCCCGACACCAGCAAACACGCGAACCCCTACTCCGGGAGCATCAGCTCTGACATTCAGATGAGGCTGCTAGGACAGGACCTCCTAGTCAGTGACCTACTTACCGAGCAGGGGCTGGACCCTGACGACGAGTCTCTCTACCCGAAAACTCCGGAAGAGTTCGACAAGATGAGGGCGAAGGCCCTGCGGGACTACTCGCAGAAGTGGCAAGAGACCGAAGAGAAAGTAGTCAACGTGACCCCCGCAGACCTCAACCTTGTTCAGCAGGGATTGCGGATGGGCGTGGCCGGTCTCGCTACCGAGGGGCCCGCGATGGTTGCCTCGCTGATCCCTTTCGCAGGCACCGCACTAGGTACAGCGATGACTTACCACAACTCGTACGGGGATCACTATGGCCGTGGGTACAGTACCTTCCTCGAACAAGGGATGGAAGAGAGCGTCGCAGCCGAGAGAGCGGAGTCTTACGCCCGCACTGCGGCGACGATAGATGGGGCGACGAGTATCATCCCCCTCGGTGCGTTCGGCCGAGTGTTCGGCGGAGCCCCGGGGCGGCAGGCATATCAACGCACAGTAGGAACGGCCACCACTGCGGTGGGTGAAAAGATAGGAGGCAAGGCAGGCGAGTTCTTGGTGCGACGAGGTGCCGCGAATGTTGCCCGAGGATCAGTCCCCCTCGCGTCACAGACCATCCGAACTCGAATCAAAGATCACCTCGCAACCTTCCTGCTTTCGAGCGGGATCGGGATGCAAGTGGACGCCTTGCTGCTAGGACTCAACGACACGTGGAACGAGATCGACGAAGAAGCACACCGCATGATGTCTGAAGGGGATCTCGCGGGCTGGGCACACCACCAGCTAGATAAGCAACTGATCGCGTTGGTGGCGTCCACGATCTCCGACGGCTCCTTTGCCCTCGCAGGCGCAGGCGCGGGGAAGGCAAGGGACCTTCTGTTCCTGAAGAAAGAAGACGCCCCGGCCACTCCGGAAGCTTCTGACACTCCGGACTCCCTCGACACCTCAGACACTCCGGAAACTCCGGAAACTCCGGAAACTCCCCGAGACATCAGGGACAGAGATCCTCGCGTGGGGGAACTCATGGACTCGGTGGCCCGGTCGAAGATGGCCAAGCGATCTCCGGAAGCATTGCTGCAGACCACTAAAAGTCTTGGTGGGGACGACATCACTATCGTGCTTGACCGGGACGCAGCGACGGAATACCTCGCGACGAAAACAAGAGAAGAGATCGAGAGCGACACCTCCTTGCGGATGATCCAAGAGCGCCTGCAAAACTCACAGGACGAAGGCACTGACGTCACCATGACGGGCACAGAGTTCGTGACCCAAGTCGCCGTGACAGAGCACGCGAGGGCGCTGCACCATGCGCTCACCACCGAGGAGGGCGGGATCTCTCCGTTCCGTGAGGCCCGGAACTTAGGCGAGGCGATGGAAGATCTCATCACCGCCAGCCGGGAGAACGCACAGCTCGCGAGAGAAGTGCAGGACGTTACCTCCCGGGTGAAGAACGACCTCATCTCCTCGGGCAGATACTCGAAGGTAGAAGCGAACACGATGGGGCAGGTGGTCGCGGCGTATGTGATCGCGAAAGCCCGCGCCGCGAACATTACCCCCGAAGAAGCCCTGACTCGCGGAGGCAACTTCCTCCGCATTCTCGGGCCCATGTCAGGCCGTCCCACGGAAGCTACCCGGGTCCTTACGCAGAAAGGGGGCGAACTCTCTTTCAGCCAAATGGACGACTCCGCGAGAGCCCGAAGGCTTTTCACCAAGCTTCAGAACGAAGCGGTGGATTCCCTCGGCGACGGGCGGGAAAGATTCACCGAGAAGCAGACCTCTTCCTCCCTGAAGGGCGCTCGCATGTTCATCTCTGAAGATCAGAAATCTGGATTCGCGATAGACTCCGAGGGTGAGATCGTCGGCATGTTCAAGCACCGGGAAGCCTCTCACTCGTCCGTACTTGAAGAGGCGCTGTCCCATGCAAGAGCGCACGGCGCTACCAAGTTCACAGGGTTTGAAGTAGAGGCTCTGCAGAAGAAGATCAAAGACGGCGGGTTCGTGGAAGTCTCGCGGGAGAGTTTCGATCCCGAAGCCGCCCCCACCGGGTGGGACACAGAGACCCAAGGGACTCCTGACCGGGTGACCTACGAGCCCCGCCAAGACGCAACGGGCGAGGAGACCATGGGCTTCTTCGAGGGCGTAGCGCGTGGGGAACACGGCCGCCCGGACGAAGTGAAATTCATGCCCCAGATGAGAGAGCTGTCGGAAACGATCAGCGACCCTGAGACTCGTTTCGGTAGGTTCCACCAAGAGTACGTAAGGCACTCCGGTCACTTTGACGATCACATCGCGCAGTCGATCCCCGGCTATCGGGACTTCCAATACGCGATCGGCATCGGCCTCCTTGAGACGCTCAAGGGCGGGGGCACTTTCCTAGACATTGGTGCGTCCCAAGGCACGCAGGCGAAGAGCCTTAGCTCTCTGTCAGGCGGCAAGATCCTAACGGTATCTTTGGACCCTAACTTGGGAATGAAAGATACGTTTAACTCAATCTCTCAGGTCGAAGGGGCAAGGTTCGAGCACGGAGCGCTGGGCTTCTATCCCTACCAGCGGGCGGGTGAGATCGCGTGGACGGAGTCAGATGGCACCCCGGTCCGTTACTGGGACAACAAGGGCGAGACGTTTGACGTAGTACACGAAGCCATGACTTTCCAATTCATCAGCCCGGACCGAAGAGCCCACATCGCGCGCACGAAAGAACTCTTGGCTGAAGATGGCATCGCGATTTTCCAAGAGAAAGTAGTAACGGAAGACGCCGAATGGCAAGCCCACGAGGCCGCGAAAGACTCGTTCAAGAAGGAAACTTTCTCAGAGAAGGACATGCAGGAGAAAGCGGAGACGGTCCTCACCGGGATGAAGGCCAACCAAGTTCACGAGGCGGAGCTGGTGGCAGAACTCCGACGCCATTTTAAGTACGTCGCGCAGATCTGGGACTCCGGGAACTTCAAGGGGTACGCAGCTTCAGACAGCGAGAGCAAGGTCATCAACCTCATGAACAACACCCCCGACACCAAGACTAAATGGGACACCCGCAACAGAGGGGTTAAGACCTCAGGTGAGCGACAAGCGGATGGCTCTTTAGTGGGCCTCCCGAGGATCCGAGGCGCTGCCCACAACCCAGCAGTGGCCGCAGTTGCTGAGGCGTACATGCAAGGAGCGGGGATGCCCTACGACCCTCCGGCACATTACGCTCAGGTAAACGTGTCGTGGGCGGAGGAGATCGCCCGTCTCTATGGCGAGATGGAACACGCCCCCAACGACCCGGTGGTGAAGGCCGCCTACGACGCCATGATCGAGGAGACGCTCGCTCAGTATGAAGTGATGCTAGACTCCGGCGTGCAGATTGAAATCATGGACATGACCAAGGGGGATGCTTATGGCGGGGACCCGAGGAAAGCTATCGAAGATGTGAGAGACAACAACCACCTTTACATCTTCGGCACCAAAGATGGGTATGGGCCTGACACGGTGCTCGACCCCTCCGACAATCCCATGGTGAGGGAGACTAGATACACTGACGTGAACGGAGTCCCGCTACTGGCGAACGACGTATTCCGGGCAGTGCACGATTACTTCGGCCACGCGAAAGAAGGAGTAGGGTTCCGCGCTGCAGGGGAAGAGAACGCGTGGCGAGCCCACGCAGCCATGTACTCCCCCTTGGCCCGCAGAGCCATGACCGCAGAGACGCGTGGACAGAACTCATGGGTGAACTACGGACCTCATGGCGAGCACAACCGGACTGCGACCGACGACACTATCTACGCGGACCAGAAAGTCGGGCTGCTGCCTGAATGGGTTAGCGAGGCAGGTCGCAATGACGACAACCTACCGACTCCCATCATGCGGCAGTCATTCACCCGCCAGCTATCCCCTGAGGATTCTCCGGGCAAACTGTACCAACGATCGGAGGCGGAAGCCTATCCTTTGGTGGAGCACGAAGTCCGATTCTCCCCGGCCCTTGAGGCGATCCGGGAGGGGGATTCCCCTGAGAGCGCGACCCCCAAAGAATGGAGAGAGTGGATTCAGGAGAGAGTTACTCTTGGAGAGATCTCTGACAGCGAGGCGCGGTGGCTGGGCGTAGGACCTGAGCTCCGAGGACAGCGAGGTGCGATCTCCAAAGATGAGATCTCTGCCTTGATCGAAAGCACAATGCAGACCGAGACAGTGGAGACTGAGACATTCACTGACCTCATGGACGCGACGGAAGTGATCGAGGCGCGGGCGTCCTCTATCGGAGAAGCTCGGGCCCTCGCGAAAGAAGCTCTGATCCGAGGGGTAGAGGCCCTGACCCTCACGGGCGAGCCTTCTCCGGAAGCAGTTGCTTGGCTAAAAGGGCTCGGCCTGAAAGAGACCACCGTGGCCCGGGGGGTTGTCGATTCCTCGGAGCAGCCGATCTTCTCTGCGTACGAGATGACTGACCGCGCGAAAGAGGCGATCCTTGCCTCCGGTATCTTCTTCCAGCGAGCGGATTCCCCTGAGATCCGAGGGTACTACGAGCCGGACAACAACTTGATCCGACTGACCGACTCTGCAAACTTGTCTACCTTCTTGCACGAGTTCGCCCACTTCATGTTGGAGGCAGAGGCGAGCGGGTCGGAGACTGACCTTCGGGTAACGAAGTGGCTGTTCGACAACGCCGAGGCCGGTGCGACGGAAACCAACTCCATCCTGAACGAACTGGCGGACCCTGAGCTCCACCAAAAAGCGTACCACGCATCTACCCGGATCCTGAACGAGTTCTCGGTGGAAGCGGCGTCCCGTGAAGAAGGATTCGGGGGAGGGAGTCACTGGGGCGTCCACTTCACCAAGACAGAAAGCATGGCGGAATGGTACCGAGAGGCAGCGAAGTCGAAGGAAGGGAGAGGCGAGGTAACACCGGCAGAGATCCCTGACTCTGAAGTGCTCCTGCAAGGCGGAAAGTCCGTAGACGAACAGTCCCCTTGGGTGCGCGAGCGCCTCTTGACTGTGTTCGACATGTTCGCTCCCCGAGGTCCCGCGAAGGGATACATGATGGACGGCGTCTTGGCGGAGCCCGGAAGCCCTGCGTACCGCGCGGCAGAGTTGCTCGCGAACCTCGGCAAAGAGGACGCGGTCAAAGAGCAGGCGCAAAGGATTAAGTGGGCGAAGGAAGACGGCGACGCGCAGAGAGTTGACGCGTTGGAAGGGCAGATGCAGATCCTTGAAGCGGCGTTCTCCTCGGAGATCGTGCAAGGGGACTTGACTCGACAGCCCGGGGAAATGTCCGCCGATGATTTCTACAACTACATGGCCCTCAAACTGGGAGGCCGCCAACAGGCATCTGAGTACCTCAAAGGCATGGGGATCCCCGGCGCGGAGACCATCAGCGAGATCACTGGTGAGACTAACTTCGTCGTGTGGGACAATGAAGTCATGTCCCCCACCAACGTGCAGCAACAGGAGCACATGACTTCCCGCCTGCGACAGAGCAATAAGCGTCAGGGGGAGGGCGAGGTGTCCGCTGAGGACTTCCGTCGCTACCTGATGGAAGGCACGACAGGGGACGCGGCTGCGGACTCTGCAATGTACGTTGCGCGTCACGAGCTCTTCGCTCGGGCGTTCGAGCTGTACCTCATGGAAGGGGAAGCCCCCTCTCGCGAGCTCCACGACTCAATGAACAAGATCTCCTCGTGGATGATCCAAGTCTACAAAGACGTTGCGACGCCTGACTCACCGATAGATAACGCGGTGCGCGGAGTGTTCGACCGCCTGCTGGCGTCCGACGAAGAAATCGAAGCTGCCCACCAGCGTAAGAAATTGGCAGAGAAATTTGAAAGCGAGCTGGACGCTTTGACTCCTGAACAGAAAGCAGAGCGGGCCGCAGGCGAAGAGGGTGCCGTGGTCTCTGCGAAAGAGAAACTCCGCAGACGAGTGATCAACTCCCTGAAGAGAATGCTGGACGCGGAGCGGAAAGGACAGCTCGCAGACATCGAGGACGAGATCCGCCCCCGCATCGAAAACATGAAAGTGAATGTCGCGAGACGGACTATTCAAGAAAGTATGCCTCTAGACAGAGGGGCAGTCCGGGCGTTGGTGGGGGAGATCAAGACCTCAAAGACCGGCACGGAATACGTCGCACTCCCTTCTGCTGTTCGAGGAATGACGATCCCGGGCGGCGAAGGGCTTGACCCTGACATCGCGGCACGAGCGCTGGGCTATACCTCCGGTGAGGAAATGCTGACGGACATCGTCAACTCCCCGAACGAGAAGACCATGATCCGCGAAGAGGCGGAGGCTTTGCTCCGGGAAAGGCACGGAGATCCTGCGACCGACGGGTCGCTGGCCCTAATGGCGGAGAGTATTCTCGCCGATGAAATGGCAGCCCAAGTGCTCCTGAAGCGCCTGTCTACTCTGCGCAAGAGCGAGTCGGCAGAGACCCGCAGGCAGATGCGAGCGATGGCCTCCGAGAAAATCGGGGACATGAGCTACCGGGAGATTCGACCGATGACATACCGCCGGGCGGAAGTCAGGGCGGCCCGCGAGGCAGGAGAGGCCCACGCACGTGGGGACTCCGAAGCGGAGGCGGCGGCACTCACCCGACAGTTACTGGCGCACTACATGTTCACGGAGGCCCAGAAAGCGCGGGCGAAGAGCGAGAACATCCGAGCATGGTCGACCCGGTACGGGAAGTCCACTCTGCGCCGAGAGATCGCGAAGAGTGGTGGAGGTCACTTGGAACAGATCGACGCGACCTTGAGCCGATTCGAGCTGAGGAAGTCCGCCACCATGGCGCAGGTCGAGGCGAAGAACGAACAGCTGGTCAAGTGGGCCGAGGAACGCATGGAGAAATTCGGAGATGCTTTGGTGCTCACGCCCGAAGTGTTGGACGCGTCCTACGTGACCCACTGGAAAGACGTCCCGATCCGCGTACTGGAAGGGGTCCGAGACTCGGTGAAGAACATCGAGCACGTGGCCCGGTACAGTAACAAAGTGAGACTCGCAGAGGAGACCTTGGCCCTTGAAGACGTGGTGACGAGGCTCACCTCCACATGGGAGCAGCTCCCGCAGAAACACACCGACTCCCCTCGTGAAGTCATCGAGAGAGGCCAAGGCCTCCGGAGGAAAGTAGCGTGGGGAATGGCGCAGATGACCAAGATGTCTTGGCTTACTAAGCGCCTCGACCTTGGTGACAACGCGGGCCTTTCACATGAGGTATTCATGCAGCCGTTCACGGAAGCGTGGGACCGCTCACAGAGACTGTACCGCGCGACCGGGCAGGTGGTGGTGGAGGCGTTGAGGAACCGCACGAAAGAAGACCTGAAGCGTCATCACAAAAAACTCTACATCCCCGAGATTGAAGAGAGCCTATACGGCCATCAGGTCCTCGCTGTGGCGCTGAACGTGGGGAACGAAGGCAACCTCAAGAAGCTCCTCCTTGGTGAGGGCTGGGCGCGCCCTGAGGACACAGACCTCCTGACTCTCGACAACCCGAAACTCCAAGCGGTCCTGAGCCACATGACTCGGTCTGACTGGGAACTCGTGCAGTTGGTCTGGGACCAAATGGAGCTCCTGTACCCGGACCTAGCCGAAGTGCACCAGCGATCCACAGGGCTCCCTCCTCCGAAGGTCGAGGCCTCGGTGGTGAAGACCGAGTTCGGCGAGTTCAGAGGGGGGTACTACCCGGTGAAGTACGACGCCATTCGGTCACAGAAAGCGGCGGACTTCCAAGAGCGTGCGGACGCGATGGCGGATTCTTGGTTCACTCCCGGCGGCATCCAAGCCTCGGTGGTGGCGAGCGCCACTGAAGCTCGGACAGGTTTCTACGCCCCCATTCGTCTGAGCCTAGACGTGGTGAGTTCTCACTTCGGCGAGACGATCCACTTCATCACTCACCACGATGCGGTGAAGCAGACTAATAGACTCATTCGCGACCCCAAGGTCATGAAGACGCTGCGAGAGAGAATCGGCCCCGAAGAGGCGGAACAGTTCATGCCTTGGCTCCGTGACATCGCGAAGCAGGGCCAAGAGGCCCCCATGAAGACTTTCTTAGATGCCACGGTGCAGCACCTCACCACAGGGGCCACGCTAACGTACATGGGTTTCAAGATTTCCACGGTACTCCGCCAACTGCCCGGGTTCTCGAACTCGGCTGCGGAAGTCGGCTGGGGGAACATCGCCGAGGGGATCCGCCTAATGTTCCGCAGCACAGAGGACATGCAAAGCGGCATCGAATGGGCGATGGCCAACTCGAAGATCCTCCCTCACCGGGTGGCGAGCTTCGACCGGGAAGTCGCGAAAGCAATTCAGGACGCCGCGAGCAAGAAAAAGAGAAGCCCTCTCGATCCGATCAGGGACGTAGCGCTCCTGTCCATCGGGCTGATCGACATGTACGCTCTCAGCCTCCCAACTTGGTACGGTGCGTACCTCAAAGAGATCAAGGCCTCGGGCGACGAAGCGAAAGCGTTTAGGTACGCGGACGCGGCGGTGGAGATGACGCAAGGTACCGCGAGGATCGCGGACACTGCCGCCCTCATGCGCAACAACAACAGGGTGCACCGAAGTCTCACCATGTTCATGTCCTACTTCTCAGCGCTTTGGAACCAGATCCGGGACATCCGAGAGGGCAACAAGGTGGGGTACTATGACACCATACAGACCGCGTCCAAGCTGGTGTTCGTGATCATGCTGCCCTCTCTCCTTGACTTGTGGATCGTGGGAGGGTTGTTTCCCGAAGAAGACGAAAGCTCGGGGGAGTGGGCAGCGCGGACTGCTGCATACATGGGCCTGTTCCCCTTCGCATCCGTCCCCGGCGTCAGGGACTTAGCGTCCTCGCTGGGCACTGGGTATGAGTACCGACTGTCTCCGATCGAAGGCATCGTGGTTGACGGGCTCGATGGCCTCCTCGCGGTAGGCAGAGTTTTGACCGACGAAGACGCGAAGCCCATGACCCGAGGGGAGGTCAAAGGGTTGGTGAGGTCCGCGATGGCGATCACACACATCCCCGGGGGGTCTCAGCTCACCTCTTCTCTCTTCCACCTTTACGATGTGATGGAAGAGGGTGAGGACCTGACGTTCCAAGGCATGGCTTATGGCAAACGCGGGGAATAATTGCTATTCTCTGCTAAACTTATGAGGACTTTTGAATGACAATCTCAGCCAATTCCCATCTAATGTCGGGCCCCTACGAAGGCAACGGGACGACCACCAGCTTCCCTTTTAGCTTCCGGGCCTTCGGCGTTCCCCAGTACATCGCGGTCTGGGTGAGAGACGAGACCACCGGCGAGGATGCGGTCCTCTTGGAGCACGGGGCGGACTACACCTTCACACAGAACGTATACTCTGAGACCGGGACGGTGCATCTGCTCCCCACCGGAGACTACCCGACTCTACCCGAGGGCCACTTGCTGGCGATCGCTGCCGTGTTCCCTGAGTCCCAAGAGATCGCGTTCCGGGCAGCGGAGAGATTCTTCGCGCAGAACCACGAGATCGCGTATGACTACACGGTGAGCTTGATCAAGCAGCTCCGCCGTGACATTTCTCGCGTAATCGAGTTCCCAGAAGATCCTTTCTCCACGCCCTCATTCACGATTAACGGGATGACTATCGAGGAGTACATCAAGCAGATCGCGGATCGAGAAGCCGATAAGCTCTTGAGCCCTAAAGACATCATCTACATTGATTCGCCTACTTACGCTCTGACGGAAGAGAGTCACAGGCAGATTTACATTGTTAGATCTGAGTGTACTATTTTTGTGCCAGCAGGAATGCCTCCCGGCTGGACGTGCGATTTCCAGAGAGCCGGCCTCGGGGCAGTCAGGTTCAGTCCCCCAGCGGGGATGCAATGGTGGTCAGTGGACATCGCGAAATCAATTCAGCACCGATATGCGTGGGCGAACCTGACTTGCATTGAGTCTAACATCATGAGTCTGTCGGGCGACGTTTACGGCGTGGGCTATGAGCCGGATGACCCCGTAGACCCGGGCACTCCCGGAGAGCCGGGAGAGTTCTTTGCGAGCGGCGGGGAGTGGTTCTACACGCCTGTCGATAATGATGACTTGCGAGAGAAAATGGAGCTCTGGGATGTCCCTGAGTTCGCGAATGACCCCCACGCTCTTGTGTCTTTTGAGGATTCCAAAGGGGTTGAGAGAGAGATTCCGGCGAACAATATCTAC